CTGACTTTTAATCAGTAGGTCACAGGTTCGAACCCTGTAGGGCACACCATTCATTCTGTTGTCTCCATTACAGTTTGGGGTGTTCACTTTTGTTCCGTGGGACTGTGAACGGAAAGTCCCAAAGTCCCATATGGGACTTTTTGTTGCCGAGACGTTCTGAAGGATGGTGGGATCACACGCAAAAGGCCTTCGAGCAGGCCGTCCGAATAGGCCTGCTGAATGGCGGATTGCTGTCCTGCGAGGATGGTTGGGTCAAGCGTCAGGACCAGTTCAGCATTATGCGTGAACAGGATGATGGCTGGCGGGGCTTTGGACGCCTTGTGAGCTAAGAGGCCGCTTTCAAGTTGCACCCAGTGAAAAGGGTCTTGAAGCGTCGCCGGGATGCCGGGATCCAAGTCCACTTCCTTTAGGCGCTTCTTGATCGGAATGCGAATCACGCGCTGTTCTTTCAGATAGCGTACCCAGCTGGCTTGCAGCGTGATCACGGTAATGGGTTCGAGTGTTTCAATATCGTAGACAACGCAGCGCATTGTGGTGTCCTCTCTTTTTGGTGCCTCATAGCGATAGAAATTCCAGTCTTCCAGCAGGTCGCTGGATGACGGCAGCTCAACCCCTTCCAACGCCGCCCTCTTAAAGCGCTCATAGACCCAGCCGGTCTCGCCGCCGGGCAGGGTTTCGGTTATGGTGACGGGCTTTCTCCTGGTCATTGTCTTTGCTTTCCTGGTTTGTCCGATTGGCACGGGACTTGTTATGCTGGGCAGTTTTAGCTCGCTTCCCGTGCCAATGCTGGCCCCTCACACCCTATAATGAGGGGCTGGATTTCAGTGATCTGCAGGCGTGTTGGTCCTTGGTTGCTGCTGTGGTTTTGAGACTGCGGATGTCATTGACGATGGTCTTCAGGCAAAGCGTTTCGGCATTTGCGCCGTGAGCCTCCAGTATACGGGCTGCGGTTTCCAGGCCTTTGTTGTGGCCATGGTCATGCGCCTTCATCAGTTTTTCGGCAATGGCTGTGAATATTCTGGGCGTCATACCGCCAGTCCCTTTCCGCTGGTGTGGGTGTCGAGCAGGGTGCCGGTCTGGTCGGCGACTTCGCCTGTCAGGTCGAGATAGGCCTGCGCCAGATCGAGCAGGGCCTTGACGTCCTTGTGGTTTGACCAGGACGCGACCTGCAGCACGTCGCAGCCGGCGCGCAGCAGGCGCGTGATGCCGGTGTCGCGGCAGTCCTCGAACGTGAAGGTCTTTACCTTGCGGCCCCAATCATCCACGCCTGTGCCCACAAGGGACGGCGCGAAGCGGGCAGCCAGGGCGCGGGCCTGGCGGAAATGATTGCCATGGTCCTTCTGATTGTAGGGCGCGTCCCGGTCCGGATGCAGGATCAGGTGCCGGCACTGCGCGCCGCGCTTCAGGCGGCGGGCCTTCATGGCGGCAAGGCGCCGGCGCAGGATCTCTCCCGTGATCGGGATGTCCATGTCCTGGTCATTCTTCGACGTGGTGAAGCGGAAGCGGCCGGACCGGATGGTGTTGTCATCAAAGGCCAGCACATCGCGGGCGCGCTGCACGGTCCAGATGGCCAGCACGATGCTGTCCCCCAGTTCCGGCCGGGCGGGCGGAATGTCCCTGTGATCTGCCGGCAGCTGCAGCTCTGCGGCGAGGCCTGCCGGATCGTCGCAGGCGCGCAGCAGCCAGGCCAGTTCGGTGTCGGTGCCGATGCGCAGTTTCAGCTTTGGCTTTTCGGTGTCGATCTCCGACCAGATCAGCTCCTGCAGGCGGTGCGATTTGCGGCCCCAGTTCCAGGCGCGGCGCAGCAACTGGTAGGCCCCATAGGCCATGCGGTGGCCGCGCGCATCTTTCTGGGCCCAGAACCATTCCTCGATCAGATCCTCGTCCATGCTTGCGCAGGGCTCGTCCCGGAAGATCTCGTCCACCGGGGCGCGCCAGGATTTGTAGGAGGCGATCGTGGCCGGCTTGCGCCGGAAGAGGCGGGGATTGCGGTCCGGCCGGAAAAAATCGTCCAGCAGATCCCCGACCGTGAAAGCGCGCCGCGCGGCCGGTCGTGGCTTTGGGGCAGGTGCCGGGGAATTTCCTGCGTGTGCGTCCCCAGGCGCGTCCAGGAGCGCGGTGAGCTGCTCGGCGGCCATGATGGCCGCCTTCAGTTTCAACGGCTCCTGGCGGCCCTCGTGGAGAAGCGGTGTCCCGTCATCGGCAAGCGGCAGGGCGCAGCCTTCCGGCAGGCCCATCTCTGTCAGGTAAGCAGGTTTCAGCGGACGGCCGTCCGCAAACAGGTCAAACGGCCGTATGCCACGTGCGCGCAGGCGCGGCGCATGGCCCCAGCGAAAGAGCAGCTGGCCGTCCGCACGCACGCGGGCCTGCAGGTAGAGGCCGCGAGGGATCTTCACTTTAGCCATGGGCGGCTCCCTGTGTCCTGGCCCGAAGCGCGGCAAGTTTTTCGCGTGCGGTGCCGGGGGCATGATCCGGGCCGATATCGTTGGCCGGTGGCGGGGTGGTCTCCTGCCCGGCCATGCGGGCGGCTTCCCAGCGCTCGATCTGGCTGGCGCGCCAGCGGCGCGGGAGGATCTGCGGCGGAAAGCCGTGGTCCTCGCGCCATTTCTTGTGTGCGTAAAAGGCTTTCATGCTTGGATAACCAAGCCTGCGTGCAACCTGACGTGCGGTTACATAGGTGTCCGGCTGTGCTGGCCAGGCGCTTGCGTCGTGCGCGTTGTTTGCGTGAAAAACGTGCATACGGCATAAAATGCACGTGCGCGGGAAATGTCAACAGAAGATAAACGCCGTGAAGTGGCGGCCCGGTCACGTCCTTGACCGATGCCGCAGGGCGGTAGTGACCACGCCCAGAATGGTGGCGGTCTGGGGGTCTATGAGCATCGGGCGGCTGCAGCGCACATCCGTGGAATGGGCTGTCAGCCACGGGGCGTCCCAGATGCGGACCATGACGCCTTCCCTTTGTGAAAGGGTGCCCCTGGGTTGCAGGGCCACAACATCACCGGGTTGCGGCGCGCGTGACGGGTCCACCAGAATGACGTCGCCGGGCAGATAGCCGGCAAGGTCCAGCGTGCGATCCCTGACCAGATAGGCGTCCAGCTGGGCGCTGTCTCCCTGGTGGGCGCGTTCGATGGCAGAGGCGATTTCGTCCATTTCAGCCTGCGGGTTCAGCAGCCCGGCCGGGCGCTCCTGCAGTCTGCGCGGACCGCTTGCGCCTGTCTGCGTGCCGCCGGCGGCGGCCGGGCGGGAGCTGTTGAAGGCCCGCTCGATCTTGGAGATCGATGTATCGCTTAAATTGTGCCCTGGGCCGTCCGGATCCATGAAACGGGTCAGCGTACTGCCGTGAATGCCGGCCGCGCGCGCGATGCCATGCAGGCTGGTGCCATGCCGAAAGGCGATTTCACGCAGCCAGTCGCGCAGGGCTTCGGTTCGGGACATGTCGGTAGCCATCATGTCCAGCATCTTGCGCGCACTCCTTCGGGAAAAAAACTTGAAAGACACCACTTGACGTGAACCGCGAATACGCACGTTTTTCACTAATGAGTGATGAAACGCAAGTGCGTCAGGTGAAAGCCGTGACAGGAATTCTGGCAAATGCCCTTGATTTGGTCGGGTCTGACCATGGCGTGTCGCGCGCGGCGTGCTGCCGGGCGGCAAATGTCGACCCGTCAACCATGTGGCGGGCCGTTCATGGCCGCAGCCGGATCCGTGTCTCCACGCTTGCAGATTATGGAGGGGCCATGCTGGGCCTGATGTCAGACAAGGGGCCGCCGCCGGATCTGGCGACGCCCTATGGCCTTCAATTGTTTCGCGACGTGTTTGCCTGGATCGCAGAGGCCGATCCGGACCCGGCTGTGGGCGACCGGCTGGCCAGAGGGCTGGCCGTTCTGGCCGCCCAGCCTGAATTCCAGGCGCGCTATGGCGCGCTGGGGGCGGGCTTCCGGGATCTGGTCTGCCTTCGGGCAGGCGGGGAGACGCTTTCGCCGGCGCAACAGGCCGCGCTGGCCGCGCTTGGCCTGGTCCTGATGGAAGATCTGGGAGGCGCGTCATGGGGGCGGCGGTGATGGCGGCAAACGACCGGAGCGAATCCTTTGCCCGGATCGTGCAGGCCCTGGCGGGCGTGCGCCGGGAGATCGAAGCGACCCAGGCGCGGGCGCTGAGCTGGGGGCTTGCCTGTCTGGTGGCGTACAAATTCGGCGGAGATCCGACGCTGGCCCTGTCCGGGGCGCGGGACCAGTCCTCGGTGCTGGTCCGGGATATCAGCGTTTATCTGGCACATGTGAATTTCAAGCTGAGCCATGAGGCGGCCGGGCGGCCGTTCAATCTTTCGCGGCCGGCGGCCACGCGGGCGGTGCAGCGCATCGAGGATGCGCGCGACGACGCGGCCTTCAACTGGAAACTCGAACAACTGGAACTGATCCTTGGAGAGGAGGGGGCATCATGAGTACGGAGCATGTGAAGGAAGTTGGCGTGGCAGCGATCGCGAATGCGCGGGGCGGGCGGCGCGGGGTTCCGCCTATCGCAAATATTGTCGAGGTCCTGCCTGCCCGTATTCTGGCTGAGGTCTCTGAAGACATGGACGCCGTGATGACCGCCCTGGCCGCGGCCGGCTACGTGATCCTTGCCCGCTGCGAGGTCGATAATCCGGAGGCCTCCAGGATATGAGCGGGCCGGTTCTCTATTATGCGATCATATCTCCGGTGCGCTGGCAGGCGGAGCTGCTGGCCGTGACGGCGGAAGCCGGCGACCGGATCTGGGGGCACAATGGCGAGCGCGCGCGTAGCGATGTCGTCAGTAAACGCAATATCCTTGCCCGGCATGACACTTACGCCACGGCGGCCGCGGCGCTAAGCGCCACACGGCGCGTGATGGCGGCCGAGAAGGCGAATGCCATGCAGGCCTGGCGCGCCTACCGCAATGCCGTGCGGGCGGGCGAGCGCGCGATCGCGGCGGCGGCCGAGGCAAGGGCCATCAGGAGGGCAGGCTGATGGGAGAGGCAAACCAACAGAAAGAACGGCGTGATCGCACTCGCCGGATTGCCGAGGAGTTGATCCGGGAAGTCGATATAGGGATGACGGTAAAGTTCCCCGAAGACGGCATGCGGAAATCCTATGTCTTCTACAATTCGCTGCTGGTGGTTCTGGAGGGAATGTCCCTGCATACCGGTGGAATGCGCTCCAAGGAAATGGCGGTGGCCGTTGGCTATCTGATGACGGACGTTTTTAGCGGGATCGCTCAGGCGACCAGTCTGGAATATGCGGAAAATCTACGGAAGGGAGTGCTTGAGCATCTGGCGCGGCAGGACCTGACAGGAAACTCGAACATTGCCGGGTTTTCCAAGGACGCCGTAGCTGAGCACTTCAAGCCAAAGAAGGACGCAGGCTGATGGCGCGTAATCCCAAGGATCATCGCGAACTGAAGGACAGCGACTATGCCGTGCTCGGCAAGAAGGTCGCGGCGGCCTATGGATCTGCGCTGAAGCCGAAACCTGTGTTCCGGAGGAAGGGGCGATGACGTATTATATTGGTTTGCCCTACCGTGCCTTGTCTGTGAGACAGCCTTGGGCTTGGGCGATTATCCATGGGGGCAAGGATATCGAAAACCGTGGCCGGGCGCCGGAGGGCGCAAAGCACCTGATTGGCAAGCGCTTTATGATCCATGCTTCCGGGGGGATGCTGCGCAAGGAATATAATGCAGCCGCAGAGTTCATGGCGTCGATAAACGTTAAGTGTCCGAGGCCTGAAGACTTGGTGCGTGGTGCCCTGGTCGGTCATGTTGCCCTTCAGGGTATCGTTAGCGAGAGTGAAAGTGACTGGTTCTTTGGTCCGCGTGGGCTTGTGTTAACTGATCCACGTGAAATTGATCCGGTTCCAGTCGTGGGTTGTCTCGGTTTTTACGATTGGCGTGCACGGATAGGTGGCGAAAAGCGGTCTCCTGATCGCTGGATGCTGCACTGGCCGCATAAGGCTGGGCGCCGGGCTAAAGTTCTGGTGGAGCCTGAGCAGGAGCGCCTGCTATGAGCGTTGCGCTGATCAAGTCGGCTGCCCTGGCACGGATCCGGGATCTGGTCCTGGTGCCGGCACTGGGGCTGGACGATGGCCGGGCGGACGGCATCCACTGGAAATGCCGCAATCCTCAGCGGGCGGATCGTGAGATTGGCAGCTTTGTGGTCGATATAGGCGGCAAGGCGGTGGGCCGGTTCAAGGATTTCGCCAGCGATGATGGCGGCGATGTGATCGATCTGGTCTCCTATTGTCTGGAAGGGCCGGGGCGTTACAAGACCCGTGAGGCGCGCGGCGCGGCGATTGCCTGGCTGGCAGACTGGACCGGCATGGGCGAGGCGCGCCCTGGCGGCGCAGGCCTCAGTGACGCAGAAAAGGCGCGCCGTGAAGCCGAGATTGCGGCTCAGCGTGCGGCGCGGGAAGAGGCAGAATTCCGCGAGCGCGACGACAAGGCACGCCGGGCGCATAGCTGGTGGCTGAGGCATGGCATCGCCATCAAGGGCACGCCGATTGAAACCTATATCGAAAAAGCGCGCGGGGTTCCGCTAAGTGCCGTCCCCCTGACAGGAGCCATCCGCGCGCTTAGGCCCAGCGGGGAAAATCCCCGCTGGGCCATGTTTTCCGCCATGGCGCGTGACAGCAAAATCCGCGCCGTCCATTTGACCTATCTGACCCCGGATGGCCGCAAGGCGGGCGTCGACCCGGCCAAGAAAATGTGGGGCGATGTGCGCGGCTCTGTCGTGCGGATCTCCAAGGGCAAGCTGAACGTGTCTCCGGAGCGGGCCGCGAAGACGGGCAAGACCGCAACCGTGGCGCTGTGCGAAGGCATCGAGGACGGTTTGACGATGGCCTTTCTGTATCCGGACTGGATGGTCTGGGCGGCTGGCAGCGTTTCAAACATGGCGGCCGTGGCAGAGGCGGGCTGGCCGCCCTGCGCGGACGATATGGTTCTGGTGGCCGACAATGACGCTGAAGGCAGTGCCGGCGAGAAATCTTTTGAACGGGCGGTCAATGCCTTCCTCAATGTCAGTGAAGGCCGCTGTGTCCGTACCCTGAAACCGTCCGATGTGAAGGACATCAATGATGCCTGGAGGGCAAGTGCATGAGCAAGAAAGAACAAGCGGCTGTGGACGTGCCCGGCTGGGCGGCGCAGCAGGATTGGGTGATGCGCATTCCCGTGATGCAGCAATCGGTGCTGTTCTCTGCGGTGCGCGGGCCGGACAATGTGGCCAAGACGCATCCGGTGAAAGTGCTGATGCGCTGGTATCGTCGCTGCGTGCTGGTGTCGGCCTTTGACCGCCGCGCGCTGCTGGATCCGTTCGAGATTGGCGGGGGCAGTTTTACAGGGCCTTTCACGGATGATCTGGCTGTCGAAATTCTGGGCGAGAAGCCGCGTGGGTCACAGGGCCAGCGCAAGGCCCTGGACGCGATGCGGGCGGTGTATCTGGGGCATGTCGATGAGCTGCCGCATCATTTTCAGCTTCACTTCATGCATGCGGCGCAGATTGTCGGTGTGCATCACAGCGAGCCCTGGATCCGCGAATGGTGGAAGGATTTCTACCTGATGATTGTGGATGACGCGCACCTGCAGCCGGAAAGCGATGACGACATGAACCGCCGGCTTTCCGACAATGAACCGGACTGGGCCGCCCGTGAAACAACGGCGGCGAGATAGGAGGGCGAGATGGCGGCTGTGTATCGACTTGCATCGGGCCCGGATGATGGCTGGGATAGCGATCCGCGTACGGAGGCGCTGCGCGAGCGGATCGAGGATCTGGAATACGAGCTTGCCGATGCGCGGGGCGAAACGGTTGAGGGGGATCTCTATCCAAGTCCATGGGGAACTAGGTTCACCCCAGGTATGCGAAAAGTCATCAATATTCTGGCGAGTGCCGCCCCGAAGCGTCTGATGTGGTGGGATATCCAGTCGCGATTGTATGGGGATGAGGAGCGGGTCAGCAAAATTGCAGATAATTATATCTGCAGGGCGCGGCCTCTGCTTGGGCTTTTGGGGTTGCGGATTGAAACGGACTGGGGCGTCGGGCGCTACATGACCCGGGAGGATGCCGAAAAATGGCGTCGCTGGTGCCGGATGACGCACCAGGGCGAGCCGCCCGCAGCCGATTACCCTCTAAAGCTAAAGTTCGGCTGGCTCGGCGAAACGTATGGGCCGTATTATGGCTGAGGATAATGTCACCGATCTGGAGGCGCGCCGTCTGAAGACGCGCGCAAAGCTGGGCGAGCCGAAGGACACGACGGCGCAGATTGCCCAGCAGATCCGCAATTATCGCGCCGGCAAGCAATTGTTCGGCCTGCCGCCGCAAAGGGGCAATCCGCCTACGGATCCTGCCACGGGCCTGCCGAAGAATTGCCCGGTCAAACCGCTCGGCCGGGAAGGGGATGTATTCTATTTCCTGAATGCGGCGGGCGGCCTGGGCGAGCTGACGCCATCGGCCAGCGGGAAGGGCCATATCGATGCGCTGTTTTCCGGCGCGTGGCCCTATCTGCTGTGGGCCTGGGGGCGGGTAAAGTGGCTGAAGGGCGGCGTTCCCCTGGATCAGGAGAATTATGACGCGGAGAAAGTCCGTGCAGCGCTGTTTGATGCGGCGACGGCCAAAGGGGCCTGGAATGATGTGGACATGGTGCGCGGCCGTGGGGCCTGGATTGGCGCGAAGGGCGAGCTGATCCTGCACCTGGGCGACCATCTTCTGATCGATGGCAAGGAACGGGTCGAATGCGGCGAGCGCGACGGGTTCCTCTATCCCGGCCGTCCGCCGGTGCCGGGACCGGCAGTAGAGCCGTGCCTGGAAGGGCCGGAGAACGGCGCAGAGAAATTGCTGACCCTGTTCCGCAGCTGGCATTGGGGCCGTCCGGAGATTGACCCGCTGCTGCTGCTGGGATGGGTGGCGCTGGCCATGGTGGGCGGGGCTATCAACTGGCGCTCCACCATCTTTGTGACGGGCGATGCCTCGACCGGGAAATCCACGCTGCAAAAGGCCGTCTTTGCCGCGCTGGGCGGGGCGGTGGTGCATGCGGTGGATACGACGGCGGCCGGCATCTATCAGCGCCTGAAGCAGGACACCCTGCCAGTGATGGTGGACGAGCTGGAGAGCGACACGGGCAGCAGCAAGAAGCGCGCGATCATCGAGCTGGCGCGGGTGGCCAATAGCGGCGGCAAGATGCTGCGCGGCGGGCAGGACCATAATGGCCAGGAATTCAATCTGCGCTCTGCCTTTCTGTTTTCGTCCATCAATGCGCCGCCCCTGCAACCGCAGGACCGCAGCCGGATGGGCATGCTGAACCTGAAGGAGCTGCAGAAGCTGGAAGGGCGCGGCGTTGTGGACCTCAGCGAGGTGCATTTGTGGGGACGGCAGATGTTCCGCCGGATCCTGACCTGGTGGCCGAAGCTGCAGGCCCTGCGCGAAGAGGTGAATGCCTGGCTGATCGAGGATGCCGGACATGACGGGCGCGGGGCGGACACGTTCGGATCCCTGATCGCGTTCGCACACGCGGCCCTGCACGATACGACGCCAACGGATGAGGAGCTGGCCTGGTGGTGCGACCGGATGAAAGCCACGCAATTGTCTGAAATGGAAAGCCGCACGGCAAACTGGAAACTGTGTTTGCGCAAGCTGTTGCAGTCGCGGCCGGATGCGCTGCGCACGGCGGCCCACAAGACCGTTGGCGCGCTGCTGCAGCAATTCATACCGGGCGAGCATAATGACAACTCAGCCTGCGATGTGGGCTGGCTGCGCAGCAAGCTGGCAGAGGTGGGCCTGGGCCTGAGCGGGCCCAAGCGGGGGCGGGCCGATTATCGCCATTTCTGGCTGTTCGTGCCGAATGATCATGCGTCCCTGACGCCCCTGTTTGATGGCTCCAAATGGCAAAGCGAAGCCGGCGCGCCCGGCGTGTGGACCGATGCGCTGCGCCAGGCCCCGCGCTGGGATGACCAGTTGAAAACAGGCGTCTACCGGCAGGGCAATGGCCGGGTGGGCGGCATGGCCCTGCGCGGCACGCTGCTGCGCCTGGAAGTATTGTTCGAGGCGGTGGGTGATGCCGCGATGGACGGATCTGCAGACCTGGAGGAAGACGATGGATAAGGCAGATGAAGCGGCCGGTCGGCTGATCAGTGAGCTGATGGAGCTGGCGCAGGCGGGGCGGGAAGGCGTCAAGGGCGACTGGGCCCGGATGAAAATGGCGATGGACGGCGCGGCCATGGATCTGCGCGAGGCGCTGACGCCGCATGGTGACCCGGTCTTCGTGCAAGTCGCTCCGAACCGGCGACCCTATCAATGCCTGCTGCTGTCGTTCGAATACTGGCGCGCGCGCGGATGTGTGCCCGGCTCTGCAAGCTGGGCGGCCGTGATGGGGGCCGGCGAGGCCTGCGGTGAGGCGATCCTGGAACATGCGAGGAGGGCGACATGAGCGCGCTGGTCTTCTATCGCGATGTGCGGGCCCTGACCCGTCGTCTGACGGACATGGAAGCCTATGGCCGCAGTGTCGCGCCACAGGTCGAGCTGGCCCATGACGCCCTGAAAACGCGCCTGGAGGCGGGGCATGGTGCGGGCGAGGCCTGCTTTCACCTGACCCTGGCCCTGTCCACGCTGGTGAGCGAGTGGCGCAAGACCGGGGAGATGAAAATCCTGGGCGTAGCCTGCATCCTCGGGCGGATCATAGAAGATGAGGCGGACGCGGCGGCTGCCGCGCTGCTGAGGGCGATCTGATGCAGGGCGGCGAGATCTTCCGAACCGCAAAGGCGTTCTGCGAGGCCCCGGCAAATCCGTCGTGTGCGGAACAGCTGGAGCTTTCGCGCCGCACGGCACGCCTGGACGGCTGGCTGCAGCACTGGCCGCCCGCCTGGAAGGATTTCGCCGGCGATGCCTGGCAGGCCATGCACAACGCCCTGCAGGCGCAAGGCGATATCCGCAGGGCCCATGCGGCCGTGCTGGAAACCTATCTTGACCGGCTGTCGGCCGCCCGCCGTGCGGCCGCCCGGCCATCCCGAAAACCCTCCCGGCTGACGCCTCGGCCGGAGGAACTGCCCCCGCAATGGTGGCAGAGAGATTGATTGAGGCAAATGAAAGGATACGATAATGAGCCTAGATGAAACTGCTATGGCTTCCGCTGTGTTTGGTGGAACGCAACCTTATTTTGGAACAAAACGCATTGATGCCTGGCCTGAGGATCGCAATGGCGTGGGCGGAATGGGTGTGCGTTATCCTGACGGTTATGAAAGCTGGTCTCCGCTTGATGTCTTCGCGGACGCCTATCAGCCTGTTTCAGCTCTAAGTTTTGGGCATGCGCTTGTCGCAGTGAAATCGGGCTATCGCATCGCGCGTTCAGACTGGAACGGAAAAGGTGCTTTTGTGGCCTACATGCCGCCGTTGCATCTGCCGCCATTCAACAGTCAGCACCCGGGGCAAAAGGTCAATGACCGGACAGCCAAATGGATCGGTAAGGATCAGCCGCTTGACTGTCAGCCCTATCTGGCGATGTACACAGCTGACAAGAAATGGGTGCCTGGCTGGCTTGCGTCCCAGACGGACATGCTTGCCAATGATTGGTATATTCTCGATGAGGTTGCGGCCCTGCCGGCTAAAGAGATTGAAGTTGCCCACGCGGCGGCCGCCCAGCCTGAGCAGGCCGAAGCCGTCGCGCCTGCGGGCAGTCTGACGGGGCGGCCGCTGCCGGGATCCGAGCCTGTCCAGGCCTCGGAAGGTGTGCAGGATGAGCCGCCTGAAATGGTGTCCGCCAAATCAGACGCGCCACAACTGGCCGCCGAAAAGGCCGTGCCCGAACCGTCCATTGGCCGGATCGTGCATGTGCGCAGTCAGTTTCCGGACCATCTGGGGGCAGACGTTGAGTATGCTGCGGCGATCATCACCAATGTCCGCTCGGGCTCATTGAATGTGGATCTGCATGTTATCCGCAATTGCGACTCGCCCATTTATCTGCCGGGCGTTCCCTATTCGGAAAATCGTGTTGCGGATGGCTATGCGGCGGCCTGGTCATGGCCACCGCGCGTCTGACCGGGCCGAGGGGCCTGCCGCCATCGCGGCGGCGGGCCCTGCGCGCGGCCGAAGCCCGGGCCCGGCAAGAGCGCAAGGAAAAGACGGTCGTGACGCTGGATCTGGCGCAGGCGAAATTCTCCAGCGCCGGGTCAATCGACTATGTGCGTTATGTCGAGCGTCAGGCCCCGATCGAGGCCTGATCAATCCAGCTGCAGCTGTTGCAGCAGGGCTTGCATGTCGAGCACCGATCGGGCGGCTTCGACCTGTTTCCGGTTGATCAGGCGATGCACCAGAAGCGCAGCGGCGGCCTTGGGCATGCCGGTGCGTTTCCAGTTTGTGACAGATTGCGCGCTCGCGCCGCCGGCCAGGCGGGCGATCTCCTTGTTGCTCATGTCCGGGGCTACCTGGTCCAGCAGCTTCCGGGTGTCGTCTTCAGTCAGGCGGTCTGCCATTGTGCGAATCCCTTTGAGTGACTAGTGAGAGATTGGCCTTTCTGCGTGCCTCCACGGCGTGAGGAAGGCAAGGGCCCCGGCAGCCTCTTGGTCGATGTGCTGCCGGGGTCCGCTTGTTACCAGTCGCTGGAGTGTACCAGGATCGGCCCTTTAAAATGCGGCCGGTCGGCCATCAGGTCCCGTTCCAGTTTTTCCCAGAATTCCGGTGTCTCCTCGTCTGCGGCCGGCGCAGGCTCCGGCTCGGCCGGTTTCGCCGGCTTCGCCTTGGCCCGTTCGAGCCGGGCCTGGGCGTTGATCCGGTCGATCTTCGCCTTTTCCTTGCGGTCCTGTTCGGCCTGCCAGTCAGCGAGGGCCTTGCGGTGCATATGGCCCGCGATGCCTTCGATCGTTGCAAAGGCGATGGCAAGCGCCACCTGCAGCGCGCCGGACAGGATCCAGATCAGCTGATCATCGTACAGATCCGGCCGGGCGGGTTGCGGATGGGCCGCGTCCCAGCTGGCCAGTTCGGCCCTGGCTGTTTCCAGCTCGGGCGCGATTTCGGCCCGCTGGACCTTCCAGGCCTCCGTGCGCGCGGCGGTCGTCTGGGGGCCTGGCTGGTCGCTGAGGTCCAGAACGATGGCGTCAAGCCTCGCCTGGGCCGCTGTGACGGCCGCCAGGGGCGTTTGCCGAGCCTGTGCATGGCTGGCAATGGCCGCGTCCCAGGCGGGCTGTGTGGCCGTTTCCTCGTATCGCTGGAAGGCGATAGAGAGGCCGATACAGTCCACCGCGCCGAACACGATGATAATCGCGCCCAGCAGGGCCCGGCTGAACCCGCCCGCCCGGCTGAACAGGCCGATGACGGCCGGCGTGACCAGGGCGGACGCGCCGAACACAGCGCCGATGAACACCGCAAAGAAGCGGTTGATCGGCCAGAGCGGCACGGCCCACTGAACGACGGAAAACGCGCCCAGGAGGACGCAGACGATGTAGAGGACGAGCTTGACGCCGATCAGGCGCGGCCGCGTCGGCCTCTGCGATTTGGTGCCCTTGCGGGCACCCTTTGAGCGTAGGGGCATTGGTCAATCTCCACGTTGTCAAATAGCTGCCGGGCTTGGTCCTCCCGGCTGGCTGTGTATGCGCGTGAGATTTTAGCGTGTCAACCAAATAATATGAAGAAAGACCATTTTATCATAATAAAACGATGAAATTTATGTCGGCGGCCGTCCAGGCCGACGCCCTGACCCAGCGCCGAAGGCGCGGGCAATCATGTGCGCGCCGACCAGGCGCGCTCCGCCTCCCTCACCCCCTGCTTCGCGCACGCTGACGCGTGCAGCGATTTCGCCCCGACCCAATGAATTCAAGGCGCAAACGAAATCGCGCGCACCCTCCCGCACCCTGACCCTAAGGTTACAGTCATGAATGCAGGCCGCTGGGTCTGGGGGTGTGTAACGCCGGTGAAACGATACAAAGCCGATGCCGTTACGGTCTAATGCGTTGATTTAATGAGGTAATTTTGTGTTTGTAACGCTGTGGCGCTGTAACGGTATGTTTTTTTCACGCGCGCGCGCGCGCAGGCGCAATCTTCTGTTTCATCGTTTCAGCGTTACAAGTGTATATAACACACTGTTTTTATTGAAAAATGTGTGTAACGCAAGTGTAACGCTGTGGCGCTTGGCGCGCCGGATTGGCCGAAAACCAATAAAATATTGGGATTTAGTCGATGGGCGATAAGCGGTCTGGCTTCTCTGGCGCGGTTGCTGATGCGATCGATCAGGCCGATCCGCTCCTCGATGAGGTGGAGACGCTCGATCTGTTCGATGGTGACCCGGATGCGGGTTCTCCTGTGGGGGCGTCTTCGTTTGCCCAGGGGAAGGGGGGTGGGGTTGTCCAGCGCAAAAAGCCCGGGCGGCCGAAGGGGGCGAAGAACGTCAGCACCCAGCAGATGATCGACTTCATCAACAGCCGCTATCGCCATCCGCTGCTGGGCCTGGCCGATATCGCGGCGACGCGGCCGGAGGACATCGCGCAGCTGATCCTGCCCAGGGACGAGGAGGGCCGGGTGCTGAGGCGCTGGGTTGGCAGCCTTGGGGATGGCAGTCTGGAGCCCTATCAGATCTCCAAGGATGACATGAAGTGGGCGCTGGACTTCTGGAAGCAGTGCACCATGGAGCTGGCCGAGTATCTGACGCCGAAGCAGCCGCGTGACCTGGTGAGCCCTGAAGGCCTGCCGCCGATCATCCACCTCAATCTCGGCGCGCAGATCGCGCCTGGCGTGGCGAGTGCCGGCGTGGCGCTGGGCTTCCCGAAAAACCCAGTAAATACAGGGTATGAGGATGCTGATTACAGCGAAGTCCCACGCGATGAAGTCCCACAAACGCCGCAACCTGCAGCAAGTACAGCAGATCAGGAGCGGTCGGATGACTGATCCGAAATCAGTATCCCTTGCCGCTGCGCGCAGCCAGGCGCGGCCGTATCCAGGCGAAGTGACCCCCCCCGGGGGGGTGTCCCCCCCCACCCCCCAAAGCCATCCGCGCGCCTTCGATCGTGAGGGGCCCTTTGTGGATTTTTTGGATTTCCGGGGAGGATTGGTTGCGTTTCGCGCCCGGCCGAGTGAAACGAGGACGGTGGGTCGGGGTGCGGGCGAAGGAAAACGCCCGTGAACGGATCATCCGAAAGCGCGCTGATTTATGGGTATGAGCCGCCGGGGCCGGTCGGACACGCATTCATCCATGACCTCCAGCACCCATTGTGCGGGATCATGGGACCTTTCGGGTCCGGTAAAACGAGTGCGTGTCCAGTAAAGGGTCAATTGATCTCTAGGCTCCAGCCGCCCAGTAAGAGCGATGGTGTGATCAGAAGTCAAGGCTATGTGATCCGCGCGACCTATCGTCAGCTGTGGGATAAAACCATTCCCAGCTGGAAAGATGTTTTCCCGGTCACCAGTGACTGGCCGTTCGAGGGCTCCAAGAACGGGCCGGCGACGCACCGGATCAAATGGCGTGAAATCAGCGCCCTGGGGCAGGCCGGGCGTGTGACAAAAGAGGATCCACGTTACTGGCAATGGTATGAGATGATCGTGCATTTCGTCTCCCTTCCGGAAGACGGTGTCGACGAATTCATCCGCGGGCTGCTGGCGACATGGATCTGGCTCAACGAGGCGGATACGCTGCCGGGCTATGCGGTGGGCGGTCTGCTTGGGCGTCTCGGCCGGTATCCGCCGCCCCACTTGCTGCCGGACAATGTGACGGCCGGTTTCAATGCCTTGCTCTGCGACTTTAACGCGCCCAATGAAAGCAACTGGACGTATGACCGCTTCATCCGCAATCCGACGCCGGGTACCAAGCTGCATGTCCAGCCGTCCGGATTTGATCCGAATGCGGAAAACCCCACGCTGCGCAAGTTGCGGCCGAAATATTATCACGAGATCGCGGCCGATATGGCGGAATGGGAAGTCAACCGCTTCATCCGCAACAAGGTGGGGTATTCGCGCGATGGCAAGCCGGTCTATGAGACGTTTGACCGCGACCGTCACATTGCCGATCAGCAGCTGAAGCCATGGCGTGACGTACCGATCCTTGTGGGGGTTGATGGCATGCAGGATGCCGCCGCCGTCATTGGCCAGAAATATTTCGATGGCCGGACCCAGGACCTGCAGAGCCTTGTGACGCCGGATGGCAACAAGACGGATGCCGTGAGCTTCGGCAAGGCGCTGAAGGAAGTGCTGGCGGGTGAGTATCCCTACCATGCGGTTGTCTGCATGCTTGACCCGTCCTTGTGGAATTCGAACCCTGCCGATCCGGACTTCACGCCCTGGGCCGTGAATTTTGCCGAGGCGTCAGGTCTGGTCTGCATCCCTGCGCCGACGAATGATATCTGGCGGCGGATCAAGGCCGTGCGCCAGGAACTGGACCGGGTGGTGGGTTCAAAGCCGGCGCATCAGGTTGACCCGTTCCGGAATGAAACGCTGATCGATGGGTTCACGTCCGGCTACAAAATCAAGAAGTCGAAAGGGGCAGACGGAAATTTTGCCGAGAAGCCCGACAAGCGAAGCCATTTTTCGCACGTGCATGATGCACGCCAGTATCTTGCATTGCTGAGAGGAACGCACACCGATGTGCTTGACGCCGCAATCGAATTGCAGGCAGATCGGCTGCGGGCGGTTCGCGGCGCTGACACGATAGGTGGCGGCGCTGTTTTGAATGATTGGTGAGGCTGCCCCATGAGTGGACTTTTCAAGCAGAACGTACCGGACGCGAAAACGGGGCCATCGAAGGATGACGAGCGTCAGCGCGCGATGGCGCTGGAAGCCCAGAAGCCGAAGGGCGGGCGCGGCACGACGATGCTGACCCAGGGCATGGCGTTTCCTGCGCTGGCCCCTGCGGGCACGCCACCGCCAACGAGGGCAACCACGGGGTAAGGCTATGGGCATGAGATCTGTTGTCGTGAAGACAAAGGGCTGGCGTCAGCTGGCCAAGGGCGCGCGGTTCGAGATCTGCAGTCATGACGGGGCGTGCCTGGTCTTCATCGGCAAGAAGACGCCTCCCGAAGAGGTGGGCGTGGTGGGGATGGAAATCCCGATATCCAGCCGGCAGGTGTTCGATGTGGGTGATGGCGAAACGGCCTGGGGGCAACTGTATGGCGTAACGTCCCGTTCCGTGGGGCGGGTGACCGTTCGGGAATTGCCGGGCGCGGTCTCGGTCAAATCGATCAGCAAGCGCGCGAAGGTGTCGAAATGATCGATCCCGAACGCATCGATGAGCGCTCGAAAGATTTTGCGCGGGCGAAGCTGCAGCGGCTGGAGGAGCTGAAAACCATCCGGGCGGCGCGCGAACCGGAATTGCAGGAAATTGCTGATTATATTTGCCCGCGCCGGGATTTCACACTGACGCCCACGAAAGGCGCAACGCGGACCCGGCGTCTGATGGGCACGACCGGCATGGTGAGCCATGAGCGTTTTGCAGCTGTGCTGTATGGTTACATGCTGAGCCCCGCCACGCCTTTTACGCAGCCGCGCCTGCTCAGCCGCGAGCCGACCTATGAGGAAGATGCCTATTTCGATTATGTGTCCCGGCGGATGCATACGTTCTTCGCGTCGGCCTCGAACACGTTCCGCACGACCATGGCCGAAGATGTGCTGGATATTACCGGGTTCGGATCTTCGGTGTTGTGGCAGGACAAGACGCCGCAAGGCTCCAAATATCTCGCGGTGCCTTTCCGGCAATGCTATTGGGACCAGAATGAGTGGGGCGAGATCGACACGAATTACCGTGTCTATGAGATGAGCCTGCGCCGCGCGGCCCTGAAGTGGCGGGACAGCCCGGCGCTTGCCAAGCGCATGGAGAATTCCCAGTCTCCGGAACATGAAATGGTGGAGGTCCTGCACCTGGTTGAACCTCGCGTAGGGGGCGTGCGCGGAAGCGTCCGCGAGGGCATGCCCTGGCGCGATGTGAACATTCTGACCGAGGCCATGGAAGTGCTGGATGTGGGCGGGCACAACCGGTTCAAATACAATATCGGACGGTTCAAGACCCGGCCGGGCGATCCGCTGGGCCAAGGCGCGATGTGGGCTGCGCTGCCTTTCTGCAAGCTGGAAAGCGCCGCCTTTGAAAGCTGGATCCGCAATGCCGAGAAGCGGGCGGACCCGGCCTTGTGGACGATGCTGCCGCGCGGCACGGCCATCGACCGGCGGCCCGGACAGGTCAATTTCTTCAACCAGCTGATGGCGGTGGGCATGCGGGATCCTCGCCATCTGATCCAGCATCTGGAAGAGGGCGGGGATACGGGCGTCAATACCGAGGTGCTGCGTTACCTCGCGAACCGGATTGAAACGGCCACCTATATCGACTGGCTGACCCCGAATGAGGGGCCGCAGAAGACCGCGACGGAGGTCTATGACCTTCGGGATCTTCGCCTGCGGACCATGGGCCCCATTGTCGCGCGGATGGAGCACGAGAAAATGACCGGCATTGCCGAACAGACCTATGAGGATCTGGACTCCCTTGGCTGGTTCGGGGACCCGCCCGCCAGCCTGCATGACGAGGAAATCGGTTTCGAGTTCAAGGGGCCGCTTGCGACCGCCCAGCGCCAGGGCGAGGGTGAAAGCATCCTGCGCACGATCGAGGCCGGCAGGGGCCTTGCCGAGATTGATCCGGATGTCGTGCATTTGTTCCGGTCCGAACCGACGGTGCGCAAGCTGGCAGACGTTTACGGCATGGATGGTTCCCTGCTGTCCTCGCCCGCCGAATATGCAGAGCGCCGGGAGGCGCAGCGCGAGCTGGGGAACATGCAGGAAGAAATGCAGGCCGCCACGGTGGCCTCCCAGGCGCTGCGTGACGGGGCGCAGGGCGTGGCCACGCTGCAGGCCGCCCAGGGCGGGGGCGCGTGATGTTCCGGTTTTTTCAAAAGCGACGGGCAGGGGTGCGCCGGGCGGGCTTCCGGACGGCGTTCACGATGCAGGGGGATCCGGTCTTCCGGGATGAGCAGCGGCGGCGCGAGATCTATGCCAAGGTCTTCGGCACATCAGATGGCCGCATGGTGCTGGCCGATATCCTGATGGGCAGCGGCATTGCGTCGCCAGCCTGGACGCCCGGCCGTCCGCAGGAAGACGCGCAATTCAATTCGGGGTGCCATGCCATGGCGCTCCAGATCGCCGAGACCGCCGGTCTCAATCTCGGGGCGCTCGGCCAGGCCATGGTCGAGGGCCATCTTGAAGCCATGATGCAAGCTGAGGAGCCACAGCATGACTGATACCAACAACACGCCCGCCTCTCCACCGCCTCCGCCGCCAGTGGTACCTTCGACCACGCCACCGGCCGCGCCGCCGCCCCCGCCGCCACCTGCTTCCGAGGTGAATGCGGGGGCGGACTGGCTGACCAGTCTGAAGCCGGAATGGCGCGAGCATATCGAGAAAAACAAGTATCCGACCGATGACCAGAACACGCTGATGGAAACCCTGCTGATCAGCGATGTCGGCGCGATGAACAAGCTGGGCCGTCCGCAGTCGGATCTGATCATCAAGCCGAACGGGACATTCGAGGAAAACCGGGATGCCTATCTGCAGGGTATGCGGGCCTTTGGCGCGCCGGAAGACAAGGCCGGCTATGGGGAAGCCCCGACGATTGAGGGCATGGAGTTCAAGGATGGCATGTGGGACGGATTGACCGCAGCCTTTGCCGATATCGGCGTGCCTGAATTCATGGTGAAGCCTGTGCTGGAAAAGGTTGGCGAGCTGGTCAAGGGCCAGGTCGAGGGCGCAGCGGCCGATGTGAAGACGCCGGAACAGCTGAAGCAGGAAGGGATCGACGCCCTGGCTGGCGAGGTCGGGCAGGCGAAGGCGATGCAGATGCTGGATGACGCAACGACGCTGCTTAAGTCCAGGGAAGGGGGCGTGGAGTTTGCCCAATATCTCGATGAGAAGGGCCTGGGCAACGATCCGCGGATGGCCAAGTTCCTGTCCGGTATCATGGCTGACTACAAGGAAAGCGGCATTCATCTGGAGCCCGGCCAGAGCGGTGACGCGCCGGTCATGAGCAAGCAGCAGGCGGCAGCCGAGCTGGACAAGCTGGAAGCCGACCCGTCTTTCAAGAAGCGCCTGATGGACAGGACGGATCCGGGCCACAAGGCCGCCGTGGACAAGCGCGCGGAATTGGCAGCGATTGCCTTTGAATAGTTTGCACGAGGCGCTTGACCGGGCGCGCAAATCACGCATGGAATGCACGCCAGAGTGCATCTGCATTCCATGCGTGCGGGCCGGGGGGTCTCGTCTGACAGGCGGGGTCCGGCAACCGACGCCGGCAAAGCGGCCGTCAAACGCCAGGCGCGAGTCCGGAGATCCGGGGGGTTCAGCCGAATTGATCTGATTAATTTGGCAAGGAACACTCCAATGAATGACGTAGTCAATCGTCTCGAAGGTCACAAGGTTGCGATCTTCGCGCGGAACATCGATCTGGTTCCGCAACAAAAGAAAAGCCGGCTGCTTTCGCATGTTGATGCGGATACGGCCTATTCCGAACATGGTGATCGCTGGATGGATGACACGATGGGTCTGTCCGATCCGCAAGAGGTCATGCAGGATGTGCGGCCGACGCCGGGCGGCGAAATCGACAAGTTCCGCCGGTTCGCGTTCTTCAGTACCTATGATGACGGCAAATGGGTCGGCACGCGCGAAAAGGCCGAACAGCTGGTCGATCCGACGAACAAGACCGTCATGGCGATGGGCGCCGGCCGGGAGCGTCGCCGTGACAAGAAAATCATGTCTGCCATGTATGATTCGATGTGGGTCAATGACGAGAATGGCACGCCGGGCCTGGTCGATCTGCCGTCTTCCCAGGTGGTCGCGGTCAATGACTGGACCTTTTTCAAAGGCAAGGCTGATGGGGGCGGTACGGCCCCGACGGAAGATGCCGGCCTGACCGTGCCGAAATTGCGCAAGGCCAAGGTCATCGCCTCCAATCATATTATCGATGATATGGGCGGGGAATGGTGCATCGCCTATGAAGAGGAGGATCTGCAGAATTTGCTGACCTCTGTCGAGGTGGCGAGTGCCGACTATAACAAGGTCCTGGCCCTGATTGATGGCGAGATTGATCTGTACAAGGGATTTCGCTGGGTCAAGGTCGACAATGGCCGCTGCAAGTATAATGCGGCCACCACGACCGCGACCCTGCCGATCTGGCATACCGGAAACATCCAGTACAAGGAGCGTCCGCTTGTCACCACGCGCGTCGGGGAGCGGCCGGACTATTCCTATCGCTGGCATGCTTTCTATGAGGCGCAGGATTCCGTGCTGCGGCGCTTCGATACCGGCGTCATCCACGTGCTCTGCAAACGGTAGGACGGACGGGCTTCAGCCCTTCCATTCCTGAAAGGAACCGAACATGACTATTGAAACCGTATATGGCGAATACGTTCTGGGCCGGGCGAAGAATGCCCCGGTCCGGACCGGCCGTTTCCATAATTTCGACCAGACCTATCGCAACATCATGGATCATGCTGTCCTGCCCGCCGGGGCAGAGGCGACGTCCGTGATCTATCTGGCCGAAGTGAAGCCGGACAGCATCCTCTCGATGCTTGGCCTGCTGAGCTTCGATGCGCTGGGGGCCTCCACCACGCTGTCAATCGGGCTGGCGGATGATGCTGAAATCGGCCTGTCCGGCAAGGCGGCGCTGCTGAACGCCGCCGCGTCCACAGCCTCTGCCGGCAGCATGTCTGTCGGCGCGGCGATTGACCGGGCCAACTGGTTCAAGCCGCTCTGGACCCTTGCGGGCCTGACGGCGAAGCCCACGAAAAAGGTGTCGCTGATTGCCACGCTGGGCGGGGCGACATCGGCTGCAGGCGGGGATCTCGCCTGGGAAATTCCGTTTGTGACGTTCTGATCTCCTGGCTCCAACTAGGGCTATGACGTCACACGGCCCCGGTCGGCTCGCATCGGCCGGGGCCACCCCTTTAAGAAAGACCGGCAAGGATGGCGACCGAACACCAGATCAAGAACCGCGCCATAGGCCTGATCGGCGGTGAGCCAATCAAGGACCCGAATGCCACGTCCGCCTATTCCGGCCGATCGCGCCGGGTGATCGATCTCTACGACATGGTCTACGAAGAGGCGTTGTCCCTCTGGCCCTGGACCTGCGCGCGCGGACGCAAGCTGCTGACACCGGCTGAAGAAAAGCCTGAATGGGGGTTCGGTTATCAGTATGCGCTGCCGGACGGGGCGATCTCCGTGCAGGCGGCCATGACCGGCGGGTGTGACTTCGAAGTCGAGGGCCGCTTTATCCTGACCGACCATCCGGGGCCGCTGAAGACACTGATCAGTATCCGGCAACAGGAAGATTGGCTGCACCCGCTTGTTGCCTATCTAATCGCCTGCCGTCTGGCGCTGGCGGCCGTGATGGGGCAGGCCGAGAGCACAACCCTGCAGGAGCGTGTGAGGGGCTTTCAGCAAGACGCCTTTCTCGAAGCGACGCAGGCAGAGAATTCGCAAGGGTCCAGCCTTGCAAAGCTGGGCTCCGAATGGGTGCTGGCGGCGCAGACGGGATATGCGCCGGAGCTGCGTGTGGCGGGCATGATCCCGCCCGAAAGTTACTGGTTGAAGGGATAGGGCATGGCAGGGCGCGGGCGTCTGATCCAGACCAATTTTTCAGGCGGCGAGCTGTCCAAGGCGGCACGCGGCCGACCGGATACGAATGTCTGGTCAGGCGGGCTGGAGATCAACCGGAATTGTGTCACGCGCCCGGCCGGGGCAAGTGACCGGCGCGGGGGGGCGGCCTATCTTGGGGATGCCAAGGCAGGCGCTGGAGACAAGAAATGGTTTGTCCTGCGCAAAGGCATTAATGACATTGTGCGGATCGAAGCGGGTGCCTACAGGTTTCGGTTCTGGGATGGCATGACCCGTCAATTGATTACATCCGGGGGCAGTCCGGTAGAGGTCGTCATTCCCTGGAGCAATGGCGAGTTGCAAGGCCTGCGCTGCTCACAGCAGGGGGATGTGCTCTGGTTCAGTCATGTGGGCCATGGCTATCCTACCAAGGCACTGAAGCGCACCTCCCCCACCAGTTTTTCCCTGGTCGATGTTGACTATCTGGAGGGGCCTTTCAAAACGCTGCAAAGCAATGCACCGCTTCTGACATTTGGGGCTTCTTCCGGATCCGGCGTCAGCTGCGGCGCGGCGTCCTCTTTGTTCAGTGCGGACATGGTGGGATCCCTGATCCGTGTCGAGGCTACGACAATGCCGGATGTTGCCAGCTGGACATTTGATGTCCCGACCGAGCTGGGCGATTATTGCCGGAACGGAAACCGGATCTATGAATGCACGGACCGCGGTGACCCCTTCAAGACCGGCAACAGTCCGCCGGTGCATGAAGCGGGAGCGTACTGGGACGGCACCTTCCGCGACAACATCCAGTGGACCTTTCGTGGGTATACGTATGGTCTTGCGGAGATTACGGGCTATACCAGCCCGACCAGCGTTACGGTCAAAATCCTGCAGCGCCTGCCATTCTATGGGGCGGCAAGCAAAACAAGCGATGTTTACTATCTGGGGGCCCTGTCAGATGCAGAGGGCTGGCCGGCTGCGACGACGATCTTCGAGGACCGGTTCTGTGCCTTCGGCAGCGCTACCGATCCGGCGCGTTGCTTCCTCGGGCGCACCGAGTTGTACACGCCGGAAACCGCTGACATGCGGCCCGGTTTTGCGACCGAAACGCTGGATACGGATGCGGTGCGCCGGTCGCTCGCTGAAGGGGAGACGGCTCATATTGTCTGGGCCATGGTCATGGATGGTCTTTTGCTGGGTACGACAGTGGGGGTGCGCCAGCTGACAGGGCCGTCGGCGGATGAAGGGATTACGCCGGCCGGAGCTGTTCCGCGTACGGTAACTGAAATTCCCTGCAGCCCGGATCTTCCTGGTATCAAGGCTGATAATGCCCTGATCTATTCGGCGGTGGGAAACCAGGAGCTGATCGAGGTGAGCCGTCAGCGGGATGCCATACCGCGCAATTTGCTGGAACTGGCCGAGCATCTCACAGATGGGGGTATTCAGTCTTATTGCTGGCAGGGGCGGCCTGCCCGGATCCTGTGGGTCGTGACAGATCGCGGCCGCCTGCGTTCGCTGACCTATTCGCCGGAAAATGACACTTATGCCTGGGCTCCGCATCCGCTGGGAGGATCTTATGAGGGGCGCGAGCCCTGGGTGGATGATGTGTGTTCCGCGCCGGGCCCTGATGGGCGCGATGAAGTCTGGCTGATTGTCGCGCGGACAGTGAACGGGGCGACCTTGCGAACGGTGGAATATATCACGCGGCGGTTCGATCAGCATGTCATGCGTGTTGAAGACGCCTGCTGTCTTGATGCGGCCGCCTATGTGGATCTCTGGCAAGGGTACACGGCCTATGTCGAGGATCTGGGGGAGGGGCGCGTACAGCTGTCTGCCGGCTCCGGCCCGTTTGTGGCTGGGGATGTCGATCGGGAATTCTGGTTGACGGGGAATGGCAGCACATATGACCGTGCCGATGAGAAGATGCCTGTCAGGGTGTCCATAGACACAGTCGTCAGTGCAACGATTGCCGAGGCCTCCCTTATCGGGGGGTATGATGAAAGCCTCTGGAAGAACCGCACACTGCGCATTGCGCGGCCAACCAGATCCATAGGGGCTCTTGACTGGCTTGAGGGTGAGGAGGTCATGGTCAATGCAGACGGCCGGGCCTTTGGGCCTTTCACGGTTGCTTCCGGAGTGATCACGCTGACCGATAGCGCCGGCGGCGATGTCTGGATGGCCAGAGGCTGGATCGGTCTTGCCTATGAAAGTCTCCGCAGGTCATTGCCTGTCAATGGCGGGGAGGGGCTGGGATCTTCGCTGGGAGCGATGGGGCGGATCTCCGGTCTGACCGTGCTGACGGATGGTGTTGCCGAGGGGCGCGTGAAGCTGGTGGATCAGCCGGATGATTATGCCATTCCGCTGAACTGGCAGTTTGCCGAGGATCCATTGGGGCAAGCGCCTGATGCGGAAAGCAACGATCGCTGGCTGGACCTTGAAACCGGCTATGACCGCGACAAGCAGATCGAGGTGATTGCAGATGGTCCGCTGCCCTGTTCCCTGACCGGCTTTGTCCTGAAGGTGGAGAGTTATGGGTGAGTTCCGCGCGATTGCCCAGGTGGCTGATGTTCATATCTGTGAGGCACTGGCGCAACGTGTGGCGGCCGAGTTCGGCAAGGACTGGCCGGGGCTGCGGTTCAAGGGCGATGCCTGGGCCTATGTCGATGGCGGCCAGGCGCGGGGGATTGGTGGCATAGAGCCGGTCTGGAAAGGCCGGTATGTGCTCTGGTCCTATGTCAGCGAATTGTCAGTGGGGGACTGGCGCCGTGTGCTGAGGTTCACCCGGTTGCGGCTGCAGCGCGCTCTGGCCCAGCCGGACGTGAACCGCGTCGAGGCGACGGCCTTGCTGACCCATCCGCGCTATTGCCGCTTCCTGGAGCGGCTCGGCTTTCTGGCGGAAGGGATGCTGCTGAATTATTCACCGAAGGGTGAAGACATGATGATGTACTCGCGCGTTCCCGGAGGGGAGCCATCGGCATGAGTGGGTTTGAAATGCTGCTGGTCGCGCAAGCGGCGGGGACTGTCCTGCAGACGGCCGGCGCGATGGTCGATGCGGAAACCGATAGCAAGATCGCGCGCAACAATGCCATCCAGACGCGGGCAGAAAGTGTCGAGGAGGCGGGGCTGCTTTCGGCCGAAGGGCGTCGGCGAAGTGCTGCCGCGAAAGTGCGGGCGGCCAGTTCCGGCCTGTCGCTGGACGGGTCTGCGCTGGATGTGATCGGGGAGCTGGAGGCCGAAGGAGAGTACCGTGCACGGACGGCCCTGCATGAAGGGCGCGTCCGGTATGACGGATACCGCGCTGAGCAGAAGAATGCCAAGAGCCGCAAGACAACAAGTGCCGTGATCGGGGCGTCGCAACTCGGAGCCACCATGCTGACGGCCGGCATGAATTTCGGGAGCACGTCGGGATCATCCGCCGCCCTTCATGCGGGTGGCAAGGCAAACACGCTGGGAGGGCTCTGATGCCGGTAAGAATTGATGCAGGCCGGTCGCGTGTTTCGGCTCCCAGGACGGGCGGTGTTGTCATTCGTGGCACGACAGGTGGCAGCAATGCGCGCGCCATCGGCAGCACCTTGTCTGACTTTGCAGATGGTCAGCTGCAACAAATCCGCGCTGAGCGTGCGGCCGAGCAGGCGGCTGCGGATCAGATCGATATTGCAAAAACCTCCAGCGCCGCGCGGCTTGAGTGGCAGAAGCGCCTGAATGACGAGCTGGATGCCTATGACGGGGCGGAGCCGGGATTTACGGAGAATTTCACCACGAGTTTCCGGCAGGATGCCGAGGCGCGGCTGGCTGGCCTCAATCCGCGCATTCGTCAGGCCGTCGAGCTGGATCTTGTGCAATTTGGCGAGCGCCTGACGGCTGGGGCCATCGAGGGCGCGCGCGGCAAGCGCCAGGCCTATGTGATGCGCGGCCTGCGCGAGACGCTGGACACGGAAGCGGAAGCCCTGCTGGCCTCACCCATGGATCTGGCGAGCGCGCTGGAAGGCCTGGAGCCGCTGACGGAAGCCGCCCCGGCGGCGTTGCGCGACAAGTTCCGGGAGGAAGCGCGCGCGCAGCTGGCCAGCGCCTATGTTGACGGGCTGTTGCGCGATGATCCTTCCGAACTGCATTACCAGCTGGAAGCTGGCATGCTGGACAGCGTGCTGGATGCAAAGCAGAAGGCCCAGCTGCAATCGACCGTATCGGGAACGATTGCGCGCCAGGCCAAGGCGGCGGAACAGGCGGCCCATGCACGTCGTCGTGAAGAAGAAGGGGCTGCCAAGGATCTGGTTGCGCGGGTAGTTGCCTATGAGGGGGCAGGTCTTGCTGCCCCGCCGGATCTGCTGCAGGCGGCGCGGGATGCTGCGATCGGGATCACGGATCCCGGCCTGATCGAGAAGATGGAGCTGGCCAGCTACAAGCGCCGGACCAGAGGCAGTGGCGGGTCCAAAACGGCCAAACAGTCACTCGACGTGCTGGAGAAGACGCTTGAGGCAGGCCTTGCGCCGGCTCCGGAAATGATTGCGCGGGCGCGTGCTGACGTCGAGGCGTCCGGAACGGATGCGCTCTATCAGCGTCTCAACGATATTGCGGCGGCGCAGGAGATCCGGCAGGAGGCCGCGCTGATGCCAAAGGCCGATCTTGCCGCGCGCCTTGCGGAGATCCGGTCCGGCACGGTGACGGAAGAAGGGCTGAAGGAATTCCGTATCCTCAACAAGGTGGCCGCGCAGCGCGAGCGGATGGGCGGGGATGACAATGTGGGCTGGGCCGAACAAAATGGCCTGGTCCTGCAGCAGCTGGATCTTGGCTCTGAAACGCTGGCGGGGGATTTATCCCGCCGCGTACTGCAGGCGGAAGCGCTGGCCGAGATGACCGGCGAAAAGCTGCAGGTTTTTTCGAAGGTCGAGCGCGCGCGGTTTGGCGAGGCGCTGGATGCCCTGCCGGCGGATCAGCAGGCGGACATGCTGGCGCGGCTGACTGTTGGGGCGGGCGGCCGCTCCGGCGCCGTCATCCGCGAGCTGGCGGCGAAAAACCCTGTTTATGGACAGGCTGGATATCTGACGGCAACCGGGCGGGGAGATACCGCCCTGGCCGCGCTGCAGGGGGCAAAGCTGCTGAAGGAGCGTCCGGATCTCTTGCCGAGATCCAAGGCGGTGTTTTCCGAAGTCGAGAATGCCTATTTCGGAAACGCCATTCCTGCGGCGCGTCTGGATGTGCGCAAGGGCATTACCGACATGGCGCGGGCGATCTATGCCGGAGATCTCGCCCGTGAGGGCAAGGGGGCAAAGGATTTCGATGCGGATGAGTATCAAGCGGCCCTGCAACGCGCAGCCGGACAAAGCGGAGTGACGGGCGGCATTGGCGACGTTGGCCGGGGGCGCATCCAGCTGCCGGCGCATATGACAGCCGATCAGGTAGAAGGGCTCGTCAAGTCGGCCGAAATCGAGGACTGGGCCGCCTGGTCGCTTGGCGGTGTTTCCATGCCCTCCGTGATCGGAGAAAATGGCATGCAGCCGGTCGATGCGCGGTTCCTGAAGAAGTCCTATCTGATCAGTGTGGGCGAGGGGCGTTATCAGGTGAGCCTGACAGATCCGCGTTTTGGCGCGCAATATGTTCTGGATGGGGACAGCTCACCAGACGCGCCACGCCCGTTCGTGCTTGACCTCAGTCAGGTTGACCCGGCCGTTGTGCATCAGCGCTTCGCGGCGTCCGCTGCGCAGGCGCGTGTGCGGGCGAGGACCGCCCCGAAGGCGCAGGACTGGGGCCGTGACGATCCGCGTTACCAGGACTATCTGAAGCAGCAAAGTGACAAGAAACCCATGAGTTGGGGGCGTGATGATCCGCGCTACAAAGACTATCTGAAGAAGCAGGCGGACGACTGATGGGGGAATTCCTGGAGCCTGATGATCTGATGCCGGATTTTGTTCCGGCGCGTGCGGACGTGCTGCCGGACCCGAGTGCCGGGGACATTTTCGGGGCCAGTATGGAAGCCATGCGGGCGACGGATCTGACCAGTTCGGAAGCCGAAAATCAGGGCCGGGCCTTTGGCGAGATCTGGGACGGCATGCTGCAGTCTTTCGATGGTGATGCTGCGGCCATGTCAGAGGCACTGCAGGCCCAGCAGCCGCCAGCGTTGGCAGGCCTGGATGCAGAGCAAAGGGCGCGTCTCTCCGTCGGGATGGCGTATGACCTGGCCCAGCTGGAGCGTATCAGGGCCTATCGCAACAGTTTGCCGCCCGAGCAGCGTGAGACCATACCGGACCCCGACCGGCTGGAAGCGCGCGCAAGAGAGATTGCCCTGCAGCGCTATACGGAAGCCGAGGCGGTGATGAGCCAGGCGCGCGGTTTCGGAGAGGGCGCAGCCAAGTTCGGGGGCGGTATGGCCGGGGCGATGACGGACCCGGTGAATATCGCGGCGATGATGATCTTCAAACGGCCGCTGACGACGTTCCGGGGCGCGGTGGCCTATGGCGCGGTCACGTCCGGGGCGACCGAATTGGTGCTGCAGCCCGTCGTGCAGGACTATCGCGCCGAAGTCGGCCTGCCGGCCGGCTGGGATATCGGCTTTCAGAATGTGCTCTATGCGACGCTGGGCGGGGCTGTATTCGGCGCGGGCGAGGGCGGGCTGATCAAGCTGGGGCAGGCCCTGGACGCGCGCACGCGACAGGGCGTGGCCACGAATGTTGATTTGCAGGTGAAGGAGATTGTCGACCGCTATGCGGCGGGCAATCTGGATGCTGAAGGGGTGAAGGAGGAATTTGCCGCCCTGGCGCAGCGCGACCCGGCCTTTGCGGCCGCCATCGAGATTTCCGAACGCACGGCGGCGGCCGAAGCGGCGCTGGAGGAAAATCCGTTCGGGCTCTCGCCTGAAGCGATGGAGGCGCACAATGCGCGCCAGATTGCCGGCCTGGCGGACCTCGCGCCCGAGATCGATCCGGAGCTGCGGCCGGAAGATGTTGCCCCGGCAGATCTGCCGCCGGCCCCGGCCGTGGCCGGCGCGGAGATTCCGCAGGCCTGGCAGGATATGGGGCTGGAGATTGTGGACTATGGATCGCTCGCCCGTGATCCTGACCGGTTCCAGTTCAAGGAAAGCGACCAGGACGGGGTGACGGATGCCTTGCGCGATGTTGAGGCCTGGGAGCCCGAACGCGCGGGCGTGCTGCTGGTCTGGGAAGCGACGGACGGCACGCGCTATGTGGCCAATGGCCATCAGCGCCATGCCCTTGCCGATCGGCTGACATCTGCCGGGGCAGACCCGATCAGCGGCCCGGCTTTCATCCTGCGGGAAAATGAGGGCGTGACCGCCGAAGCGGCCATGGTGCGCGGAGCCCTGATCAATATTGCCGAAGGATCAGGCACCAGCCTTGATGCAGCGCGGATCCTGCGGGCCGATGCGGATGCGGGCGCTACCCTGCCGCCCAGGTCGCCGCTTGTGAAAGAGGCCAAAGGCATCTCCCGCCTGTCTGATGAGGCCTTCGGGCTGGTGGTCAATGAAAAGATCAGTCCCCGCTGGGGCGCGCTTGTCGGGGCGCGGGTCGAGGATCCGGCCCTGCAATCGCAAATCGGCCTGGCGCTGCAGGGTGTGGATCCGCGCACGCTGACCGAAGCGGAGTCGATCATTCAGGATCTGCTGACTGTTCCGGTTGTCGAAGGCAGGACAGCCGATCTGTTCGGGGAAGCGGATTTCAAGCAGGCCCTGATTGCCGAGCGGGCAAAGGCCAAGGCGGCCGCCCTGCGTCTTCTGAGCCGGGACAAGCGGACCTTCGGCACGCTGACAAAGGAATTCCAGAATATCGAGGCCGAAGGGAACAGACTGGACCCGGCGGCCAATCGTGAGGTAGAACAGCAGGCCGCCCGTCTGAAAGAGCGGATTGAAAGGGAAGCCCATGTCAAAGGCGAAATCTCGGATGCCCTCTCCGACGCAGCCCGGTCCATCTCCGAAGGTGAGCCGGTCGAAGCGGCTGCAAGACGCCTTGTCCAGTCTCTCACCGGGCGAGCTGAAGGCGGCGGCCAGCGACGCAGCGCTGATGCGGGCGGCGACGGCGCGGATCCAGCTGAAGGCGCAACAGCGGGCCGACGCGGAGCGAACCGGCTTGGTACCGGGCTCGCTGACCTCCTAAAGCGGCAGGGCGACGGCACCGAGCGGGTCATAGCGGCCTATGCCGATGCCGAGGATTTCGGCCAGTCGGCCTTTGATCTGATCACAAAAGGCAAGGCACCGGATGCAAGCCCGGCGGCTGCAAACCGGCTGGCGTCAGCGGCCGTGAAGTGGCGCGGCAAGGTGTACAAGGGCAAGAACCATGGCGATGCCGTGCGCGCGGCCGAGGCGGCCAGCGGCGAGACGATTGCCGGCATTTCTGGCGGGCAGGGGGAAGCGGTCGCAGGCTTTGTCGATGCGCGGGGAAAATTCCTGTCCCGCACGGATGCGGCCCTGTCGGCCCTTGCCAGCGGGCAGGTGACGGATCCGGCCGTGCGGCGCGTCATCGAGGCCCGGATCAAACGCGGCGAGGACGTCCCGTTGACCACGGAACATGTCGATTTTTCCGCAGAAGGCGGACGGTTTACGAAAGCGTCCAGCCTGGGGCATCCGGGTTGGGATGCGGCACGTCGGGCCGGCATCGATCTGTCTCCGCAAGCGCGTCTGAAGCGCGCCGGTGAGATGGGGTTCAATACGGATGAAATGTTGTTTCATGGGACGAGCCGCGAGTTTGAAGCGTTCGATGCGAATGCCGCGAAGGTTTCCTCCTCTGACCAGGAAAGCGGTATCTTCTTTACGCCCCGCGCGCTCACGGCGGATCAGTTTGCCAGGTATGCCTCATCAGAGGAGGGAGGGTCCGGCAAGGAAATTGTCATGCCCGTGTTCGTTCGCGGAACGCTGCGGACAGTCACGAAAGATGAGTATTATAACAATCTGAAAAAGCTGGGGTGGTCTGATGAAGACATGCGCGACGGCATGCTTTACGAGCCGCTTCTGTTCGCAAAAGTCATTAATGAAGCCAAAGCGCTAGACTATGACGGGGTGCGTTTTGTCGGTGTGAAAGAAACCAGGTTTGGTTTTCCAGCTGATCAGGTTGTTATCTTTGACCCAAAGAATATCCGGTCCATAAACGCCGTATTCAATCCGAAGTTTGATGGATCTGCCGATATTCTAGCGGCCAAATCGTCCACTACGCACCTCGCGCCCAGTGAGCTGGCGCGGATGGATACGCTTTTCGTCAAGGATGATGCGGCGCAGATCTCGCGTGCCCTGGCCGAGGCTGCCGCGTGTGCAGGAGGTGTACCAATGGCTGGCATGGGACAGATGGTGGCCGGATCGGCCGTCGGGCTGGGAGTGGGGCTTGGCCTTGCCGGGATGGCGATGACCTACGGAACCGAGCAGCAGCGGGATGATCGCTGGGAAGAATGGTTCCAGACGGATCCGGACATGGAATTCGAACGGGAAGTGCGGGCCGAATATGAGCAATTGAAGGCGGAACGGGTCGAGCAACGCGCTGCCGCCTTGTGGCGTGTGCAGTTGCAGCGGGCGACAGGGGAGGCGTTCCGTGAAGATATCGGCCGGCTTCCTGCCTATATGAGCCAGATGCAATATAATACGTGGGCGGAACGGTTCACAGGTGTGGCGGCCGCTTTTCTGGATGACATGATCGGTCATGAAAGCGATGGTGACTGGCAGGCAAAAGCGCCGACCAGTTCGGCAACCGGCGGTGCGCAATTCATCGCCTCGACCTGGCGCAAGATGATGAAGGAATACGGCCCGCAATACGGGCTGACCCTGGACCCGTATTCGGCCGATGCGGATGAGCGCCAGCGTGTTCTGGAGCTGCGAACAGATCCGCGCTGGGGCACAGTGATGGCCGCCCTGTTTGCCAAGGACAATGCGATCTGGTTGCAGTCGCGCCTCGGGCGGCCAGCCACCCAAAAGGATGCCTATCTTGCGCACTTCCTGGGCCGTGATGCCGCGCTGAAAATGCTGAAGGCCGCGCCGGATGCCAAGGCTCCGGATTTGTTCCCGACGGAAGCGAAGGCCAATCCCAATGTGTTCTATCATGGCGGCAACATGACCCGGCCGCGTAGCGTGAAAGAGGTCATAGCCCGGCAGACGTCCGGCTTTTCCGGTGATCCCCTGTTCATTCATCCTGACGTGGCGGAGGGGCGGACATGACGCCGGACTGCCGGGTTCGCGTGGCGCGGGCGCTGGGCCGTGATTTGAGTGATGCCGAAGCCGGTGAACTGGACGCGAGGCTCGCCCGGTCCGAGCGGTATTTGAGAAAGAATGACCCTGAGTTTGGCGGGCTGGACCGCAAAGGCCAGTTGGCCCGCGCGGCGGATCATGCCAGCGGCCTGCTGCAGGCTGAGGCTGACGGGCTTGTGCGAAGCTATGATATCGGCTTCCGGCTAAGGGAGGCCGGCCGGGATGCGCTGGGGGCTGATTTCGACGCCCTGGAGCGATCCGGCCGTGTCACGATGATGGACCGGGCCAGCGACCTGCCGCAATACCGTAATGGCGTTCATGATGATGCGCTGGCCGTCACGCTGGATGATGGGCGTGTCGTCATGTTCCGGGACCGGATGAGCCCCGAAGCCGTGCCGGAAATCCTGCTGCACGAGGTTGGCGTGCATGCCGGCATGGAAGGCTATCTGGGCAGGCAGGGCTGGCTGGATCTGAAACAGCAGGCGGCGGACATGCTGGCGGCGGGCGATGAGGCGGCCCTGCAGGCCGCTGCGAGGGTTCCGGGCGATACGTCGCCTGCGCATTATCTGGAAGAAGTGATTGCCCATTGGGTGCAATTCGGGCCAGCCAGGGACCAGCTGGTCAAGACGGCCATGGGGAAGATGCGCGCCTGGATTTATCGCCATATTCCCTGGGTGCGCGGGCGCGTGAGCCTGACGCATGCGATGCTGAAGGAGCTGGCCCAGGGCGCGCTGCGCCGTGAGACACGGCAGGCGCGGAAACTGGTGCGCCAGGGAGACGGTCCGCTGGCGAGTGTGCCGGCCGACGGGCAGGGGCGGTTTGCAAAATCTACCTCCCGCGTTTTGCCCTTTGAGGAATTTTCCGCAGAGATGCGCGCCATCCGCGATGACTGGGCTGATGACGAGATTGCGCGCGCCTATGATCTGCATCGCATGATCATGAGCGTTGGCTCTGGCGAGGCCGGGCGTGTGGCCCCGTCCGCGCGGCCGCAGGAGGCGCGCGAACCTGTGCCGGATCAGGGACTGCAGGCGATGGCCGAAGATGCGCTGGAAGCGCGCGGGGGAGCCGGGACGGATCTGATTGCCGACAGCGATGCGCTGGAGGCGCGGTTGCGTGAGGATATCGAGGCGAGCGGCGCAGATCCTGAAGCCGCGCAAATCACTCATCCTGACACGAATGAAACTGTGGCGGTAAAGCAGGTTCTGGATGAACTGGACCGTGAGCGGTCCATTCTGGAGCGCCTGCGCGGCTGTGCCTATCCGGGAGGGGCATGATGAGCTTTAAGGATTGTATCGACAATGGCGAAGCCGAAGGCGTGATCCCGCCGGACCGGGCAAAGCAATTGCGGGAAGAATATGGGCGGCGGCGTGACAGCTATCGTGACCTGTTCGGGGAGGATGCCGACCGGCTGGCCGCTGAGCACACATTTGACGCGCTGGAAGCCGAAGCGGCGCGTCAGCGGAAAGTGAAGGTTCTTACCATCCGCGCGCAGCAAAAGCTGGCCTTCGACATGCGCAGCTTTCGGGACGAGTTGGGTCGCGAAGACATGAAACAGGCTGGCCTTGCCCTGCTGGACTCGACCGTGTTTCAGGGCGGCATCGAGGGGGCCGACGCGCGGTATAAATCCCTGCGCGGACATTTTCACCGCATGATCCCGGAAGCCCTGCAGAAATTCACGACCAGGCTGACCGGCCAGCGCCGCAACCAGGCAGATATCGACAGGATGACCGATGCGCTGTTTTCCGGCGAGTTCGGCAAGGATGTGGCGGGTGAGCTGGCGAAGGCCGTGCACGACGCCATGGAAAAGGCGCGTCAGATGTTCAATGCGGCGGGGGGCTCCATTCCCAAACTGGAACGCTACGGCGTGCCGCAGGCCCATAGTGAGACCCGAATTCTGGAAGCCGGCTATGAGGCCTGGCGGGATTTCCTGCTGCCGCTGCTCGACCGGCGGCGGATGCTGAGCCATGCGACCGGGCAACCGCTTTCGGATGCCGAGCTGGAGCTGGCGCTGCATGATGTCTTTGAGGCAATGCGGACCGATGGCTGGTCGCGCAAATCGGCTTCGGACGCAATACGGGGAACCTCCCTGGCAAACCGTCGGACCGATCACCGTTTCCTGCATTTCAAGGACGGGCCAGCCTGGCGGACGTATCAGGAGCGTTTTGGCGATGGGGATGCCTGGTCAGCCGTGCTGGGCTATCTGGACGGCATGGCGCGCGACATTGCCCTGATGCAGCGCTTCGGGCCCAATCCGGATGCGGGCCTTCGCTATGCAAAGGGGCTGGTTGAAGAGTCTGCAGGCCTGAGTGGCGACATTCAAAAAATGCGGCAAGCTAAGTCGGCCATGTACGACATGGACACGATGTTCCTGCACATGAAGGGCAGCGTGAATGCGCCGGCGCATGCCAAGACGGCGCTGTTCTTCGGATCCGTGCGGAACTTCCTTGTCGCGTCACAGCTGGGCAGCGCCATGCTGTCAGCCGTGACCGATGTAAATTTCGGACGGATCACGGCGCAATTCAACGGCATGCCGGCACACCGCCTGATCAAGCGGCAGCTGTCTCTGCTCAATCCGATGAACGGGGCAGACCGGCAGACGGCTGTCAGGCTGGGCCTGATTGCAGATGAGGCCTCCCAGATCCTGTCCGGCCAGTCCCGTTATCTTGGCGAGACGCATGGGGCGGAAGTGACCCGGCGCCTGGCTGAAGCCACGATGCGCTTGTCAGGCCTGTCTTCCTGGACGCAGGCGGGCCGCTGGGCCTTTGGCATGGAATATCTGGGCTTCCTGGCGGATCATGCCGGCATGGCCTATCGTGATCTGCCGGCGCCGCTGCAGCGGTCCCTGACGCGACACGGCCTTGCGGGGCAATGGGACAGGATCCGCACAGGGCCGGTCATGGATCACAAGGGCGGGCGCTTCCTTGATGCCGGCAGTTTCGAGGATACCGATCTCGGCCTGCGTGTTGTTTCCATGATCCGGTCTGAAACCGAATTTGCCGTGCCATCGGTCAGCCTGTACGGGCAATCCAAGGTGGGCGGCCGGGACGCGGCGGGCACGATCGGCGGCGAGCTGATCCGCAACACGCTGATGTACAAGAGCTTCGGCATTACGCTGGCGATGACGCATGGCCGCCGGGCCGCGATGCAGGCCGGCTGGGCGGGAAAGCTGACCTATGCCGGCAATCTGATCGTTTCTGCAACGGCGCTGGGGGCCTTGTCCATGCAGCTGAAGGAAATTGCCAAGGGGCGGGATCCGCGCGAAATGAATTCCTCCGAATTCTGGACGGCGGCCATGATGCAGGGCGGGGGCTTCGGCATCTTCGGTGATTTCGTCTTCTCCGATACAAACCGTTTTGGCGGCGGGCTGGCCGAGACGCTGGCCGGCCCCGTGGCGGGGCTTGCGACGGATGTCCACCGGGCGACGCTGGGCAATGTCCAGGAGCTGGCAGGGGGCAAGAGTGCCCAGGAGACAAAGGCGGTGTCTGACGTGATGGGCCTTGCCGAGCGCTACACGCCGGTCGCCTCCTCTCTCTGGTATTCAAAGCTGATGACCCAGCGCCTGATCTTCGACCAGATCCGCCGGGCCACGGATCCGCACAATGCCCAGGAGCGGTTTGACCGTCAGGCCCGGAGTGCCACCCGCAATTATGGCACCGATTACTGGTGGGAGCCGGGCGAAGCTGTTCCGGAAAGGGCTCCGGATCTCGCGCCTGGCGGTGATGAGTGACCTGATAAATACAGGGCTTTTCTCATTCGCAAATCAGTGTAGGGTGCGGCCTGGATATCCGGGCCCTGTCGGGGATGCGAGCCGGGTTTTCTTCGTGTCGGTCATGTGACCGGTTGCTGGGGAAAATCATGACGCAGGCCGCCGCGCCCAGTTTGCCTTATGTATTCAGCACCGATCCGGGTGTGCTGAGTTATACCATGCCGGCAAACCTCAAAGGGTATGATCCCGCCGATTTCGTTTGCACGATAGAGAATGCCGCCGGCGAGACGCTTCTGACCCTTGTCCAGCCAACGCATTTCACGTTGACGCTGAGCAAAAAATGGGCCGTCACGCTGACCTTCGTGAACAATACCTACCTGACCAGCGGCAATAAATGCGTGGTCGATCGTCAGACGGCGCGGACGCAGCCTGTCCCCTTCAAGAACCTTTCGGCTTTTCCAGGCGAGTCCGTCGAGCTGCAGCTGGACCGGGTGGCAGCGGTCACGGCCGATATCTGGGCGCGCCTGCAGCGAACCATAAAAGCGCGCCGTGGGGAGGTGCTGCCGGATCTGCCGTCACGGGATCAATTGGCCGGCGGGCTGGCTGTCCTGAAGGATGACTATAGCGGCTGGGACATTCTGGATGCGGCGTATTTGAGTGCCATCGGCGCGGATCTCGCGCTGGGGGCGGGCAGCAATATTGTCAAAACAGGTACGTACATCACGTCGATCGTTTCTGTGGGCGACGAGATTGGCAGTGTCTTGCTGCTGGCCCCGCATGCGGATGCCTTATCGGATCTGGCGGGGCGGCTGGATGAGTTGCTGGCAGGGCTGGCGGCAGCAGACTGCCCGGAAATGACTGTGGTTGTGTGATGGGGGGCGCGCCCAGGCCTTCCAGCTATCCGGACCCGGATGAGTTCAGGCGCGCCATGAGGGCGTGGAAAGAAGAAAAAGGACTGAGTTTCATGGAAATCAGAATTGACGAGCAGACCTATCGCATCCGGCCTGCTGATCATGGCACGATTGCGCTGGCAGGCTTTCTGGCCATGAGCCGGGGCGAGGTTGTGGATATTCCGCTGTCTGACGGAACGGTGATCAAGGGCAAACGGTTCGCCGAGATCGAGATGATTGCCGAGCAGGTGCTGACGCGCTGATGCTGCCGGACCGCGTTCCCCTGGAAGAATACAGCCGCATTGCGGACGCCCTGGGCTGTACGTCCGAACTGGTGCGGGCGCTGGCCGTGCAGGAGAGCGCGGAAGATCCGAAGGCGCTGCGTTGTGAAAATCACCACTGGCGCAAGCGCCGGTTTGCCAGCCGTGAGGGCAAGGCTTTCGACCGCGTGTCCAATGCGCGCAGCATGGATGCGCGCTGGGAGCGCTTTCGCGCGATGGATGACGTGTGCCGGCAGGATGCCATGCTGAACCCGGCGGCGCGCAACGCAGCCATTCTGTGCCATTCCTTTGGCTGGTGCCAGATCATGGGCTTCAATCATCGTGTCTGCGGCTATGAGGATCCGCGCGCTTTCCTGGCGGCGATGGAAACGATCGAGGGCCAGCGCCGCGCCTTTATCGGCTTTGTGAAGGCGGATGCAGCGCTGCACTCGGCGTTCCGGCGTGAGGATCTGCGCGTCATCGCGCTGCACTATAACGGCCCGGCCTATGCGAAGAACAAGTATGACACCAAACTGGCAGGCCATCTGACCGGCCTGCGCAGGGGAGGCAGCGCCTATGCTTAAGCTGTTCAGCGGGGCGTCCGTCGCCAGCCTTCTCGTCAGTGGTCTGATTGGCGCAGGCGTGACCGCCTGGCCGCTCTGGGCGACAGCGCATTCTGCCGGGTACGGCAAGGCCGAGAAACGCCATGTCGAGGTGGAGCGCCGCTTCTTCGACCGCGAGGCGGTGCTTTGGTACGAAGTCGGCGCGGCGCGTCAGCAGCAGGCCGAAATGGCCAGTCATTTTGTCGAGGTGATCGACGGAACCGAAGAGGCGCGGCAGGCCGCCCGGCGCAATTTCATCAGGGAAAAGCAGCGTGCGGACCGGGCCGTGCAATGGGTGGCGGATGCATTGAAGGAGATGGAGCGTGTCGAAAATGACTGGAAGGGCAAACCCGTTCCTCCTGATGTTATCCGTCCTTTCTGCCTGCGCGACGGCCAGTCCGGCTGTCAGGCCACCCCCTCCGGAGCCGCTGGTGCTGGAAGTGTGGACCTTCGCGGCCCCGCCGCCGGAGACGTTCCGGCCGAAGGTGTGTCCGCGCGTGTGGGAGGGGATGGTCAATGAGGACCTTCTTCGAGCCTGGGCAGGATGCAAGGCCGCCAAAGAAGAGAGCGATGCACGCATCGAACGATGGGAGGCGTGGGCAGATGGCGAGCGAGCCGCCCATGCCAGGATAGGCGAAGCGCCGAAAGGGCAGACGGATGAGTGACAGGAAAGTCAGGGTTGAGGGCAGCAAGGTGGTGGCAGAGTTCAGCAGCTCTGCCACGGCGCGCGAGATTGGCGCGCAGGTGCAGGAAGACATCAACCGCATGGAGGGCGGCGTGTCCGGCAAGATCCGGAATGCCGGGAACGCGCTGCGCAATATCAGCGATGCCATCGGCCAGGGAACCTTTGAGGGCATTGCCATTGTCTTCATGATCGTTGGTGTGGTCATCGCCTATACGAGCTGGTCTCGTCTTCTGCCGATCAAGGATATGGGCTGGCTGATCGGCCTGGTGGGGGCCGGCATTGTTGTCGGGGCGAAGGTGTCCGCGGCACGCTGGGCCAAGCGCCTGAACGACAAGGATGATGCGGAGGAGGCCGGTGACGCCAGACGGGCGGAGAAGCAGGCTGATCGCGCAGGGCGGTATTCCACGATTGTTATCGGCGCGGTTCTGCTGGACGCCCTGGTGGCGGCCGCCTTTGCGGCGGCGGTCTCCGATGATGCGGAAACCGGGCGCATCGATTATGACGCAGCCATTGCGCGGCTGGAGCGGGAAGCCAGGGATCTGGACTATGAGGCCGAAGGCATGCCGCGTGCAGTGGAAAGCCTTGAGATCCTGCAGGAGGATCTGGACCGGTTCCTGCAGATGACGGCCTACAATAATGCGGGGCAGCCAACCAGCCTGACGCGCGGTGAAGTGATCAAGTGGAACACGGATCAATACTGCCTCCCGGGCGGCGAGTATGCCAGCTATGTCGAGCGCTATTGTCCGGACGTTGTGGATTTGCACCGCAAGGTGCGGCTGAAACAGGATTGGGCCAACAAGAAAGCCGAAGCCCAGGGCAAGCTGGATGAGGCCGCCCGCCTGCGCGCCGAACGGCCGGAAGCGAGCAGCGGCATGGCGCTGGGCAAGGCGTTCGAAGCCAAGGGCGAGATCTGGACCTATCTGCCGCCGGTTCTTCTAATGGCTGTGGTTCTGGTGGTGATGGTTTTTTCCGCCTTCGTCGCCAAACGCAACCTGGATGGAGAGTAGGTCATGGTTACCCAAACCGTCTGGGTCGTGATTATCCTGCTGGCGACCTGGTATTGCTATGAGGGCGCGCGGTTCGACCGCACGCCTTTGCGCCTGCTGGCCTTCCTGGCGATCATTGTGGGTGTCGGTCACGGCCTGAACGAGCTGCACAAGCTGGCGCTGGTCCTGCAGGGGCGCGAATTCCGGTTTGTTTTTCCGATTGAACTGATCCTGCCTTTCGCCCTTGTCGGGGGCAAATACTTCCACAGGCAGAGGCTGGTGCGAGTGCCTGTTGATGGATGATCAGACGCCGGACTTCAGCGGGCCGAACGAGCGCGCCCTGGATCTGCTGCAGCCTGCGCTGACGGGCGATATCGTCCAGTTTGGCGAGCAGCTGCGCGACGCAACACAATTCGAAGCGCCGAACGCCATCGTCTGGATCCTGGCGATTTCGGTTTTGCTGTCTGCCATTTCCAATTTTGTACGCCGAACGGGCGATGCCGCCCGGCCGGTGATTGAAGTTGTTGCCGAGAAGATGCGCGGAAAGGATGGAGCCGATGGCTGAGATTAACCCGACGACGTTTCGTCTGATTGGATCGCAAGCGGAGGTGAGCGGCAAGCGCGTGCCCAATGTGAGCGTCAGCGTGTCTGCGGCCGTGATTGCGGGGCTGGTTCTGGCCGGTGCGCTGGACGCGCAGGTGGCGGCGGCAGACACTGGCCTGGATACGGGCAAGATCTGGGTTGATACAAGTTCGGGACCAGCCGTCCTGAAGGGCTGGGACGGCGCGAGTTGGTCAACGCTTCCGGACGGGAAGGTGCTGGGCGATGTTGTTCGGCCCGTATCCGATTATGCGGACCTTAAGGCGCTGTGGCCCTGGCAGCTCTACGGGCAGGTCAGTGTCGGGGGCGAGCGTGGCGGCCGGTTTGAGATCATTGAAGACACAGCGCCCAATGTCACGGCTCAGCTGGCGGCGGATCCGCGCGAAGGTGTGCATGTCGCGCTCGATCATGGCGGCGGCGTGAAATATGCCAAGCGTATCATGGATGGCAGCCGGCTGCTGAATGCGCTGTGGTTCGGGTGCCAGGCGGATGGCTCTGCGCCTGGCGCGTTCGACAATGCGCCGGTGATCCAGGACATTATTGCCTATATCGGTGCCTACTCTGTCGATGGTGGATCGATCCTGTTTCCGGCCGCTGACAAGACGTACCAGGTCAGCACCGAAGTGACCCTCAATGTGCGCGGCCTCTGGATCATGGGCGAGGGGCTGACGTCAGATGGCGGGATCAACTCGTCAGGCAAGACGATCTTTGAAGGCACGGGGCTGACCAAGCCGATATTCCGGGGGAAGGTGGACCGGTTGCGCCTGTGTGAATTCGGTGTTGTGCCCAGCGCCGAACGGGCGGCGGCGGCGCGCATTACCGCCGACAATTACGGCTCGATGGGGCTGACGCGGGATGACCAGAATTTCGGGATCTGGTTCGAGCCCGACGATGTGTCGGGATCTGCCGAGATCGGCAATTTTCATATCGATAATGTCTGGGTGAGAGGCCAGCCAAATTCAAACTGGGTGGTCTGCGGCAAGACGTATCTCTCGGCGATCCGTCACAGCGGGTCTCAATTCTCCGGTGATCATGGCTGGTGTTTCGACAAGGGCACATATACCGGGCGGACCTATATCGAGAGCACCGGCATTGTCGATTTCTATGGTTGCGAATCCTACCAGAACAAAGGGCATGGTCTGGCCTGCGGGCACAAGGATGACGAGAGCGGGCCGTCCACCTTCCGGCTGACCGTGACGAACTTCGACTCCTACACCAATGGCCAGGATCCGGCGCGGCTTTACCAGCCTTACGACACCTATTTCATCTCTGACAATTCCAAGATCGAATACTCGGCCTTCAACGGAAACAATATTCGCGGCGGCATCTATGTTGCCGGCCTCGGCATCGAGCTGATCAACAACCGCTATCTCGACATGGCGGCTTCGCTGTCGCCGGTCATGGCGGACGGGACACATTGCATTGGCGCGCCGCGCACGACCTTTGGCGTGAAGGTCTGGGGCGGCTACGTCACCAGCGCGGGCACCTGCACCTATTTCGTTAACACGCAGAACGCGCCGAAGAATCTGCAGGTTGAAGTTGATACACTGACGGGCGCCTTTGGCAGCGCCTCAACGACTGATGCGATGATCCTGCGCAAGCAGAATGCGCTGACCTGGCGTCTCGATCTGACCCATTTCGGTGATGTAACGCGAACTGGGAACACGACACAGACGGGCGGTTTTACCATTGCCGAAGGCGTGATGACGCTGAACCGCACCAACAATGTGCCGCTGATCGTGAACAGAAACGGCACCAGCGGTGATCAGCTGCTGTGGCGAAAGGACGGTGTCACAGTTGGATCTGTTTCCGAAAGCGGCGGCAATGTCGCTTATGGCACGTTCACGGGCATTCACTGGACGCAGTTGCTGGGCCATGAGGCGATACCGGACATCAAGCCCGGCACGATCATCTCGACCATCAATGCCATGTGCGCCTGGAAATGGGCAATCGCGCGGACCTGCGTGCAGCCGGCGAAAGTGCTGGCTGTCCCAGGAGGTAGCGAGCCCGGTGCCGAGGCAGCGCAGCAGCAGGAGCATGACCTCGACCAGCTGGACGAGATCGAAGAGGGTACAGTGTTTGTGAGTGAGGGAGAGTTCTGGCGCGTCACCCATGTGATCGAGCCTGCGAAACTGGAAGACCATATGAGCTGGTATTCAGGCGAACTGGGTGACGGCGAAATCTGGATCGATGATGACGGCCGGGAACATCTGATCATGGAGGAGGAAAACCGGACGCTCGCCATGTCGGAGATCAGTTCGAAGCCGGGCGACAAAGCCGTCTATGGCGTGTTCTTCGGCCATTCGAATGACAATGGCGAGCCCGATTTCAACGTGGCGTCGCTTGGTGAGTATTTCATACGGATCGCGCCCGGCGAAACGGTAGAGCCGGGCGACCTGATCGACAGCAATGGTGATGGCTGCGGACGTGTTCAGGCTGACGATATTATGAGATCCAGCACGGTTGCAAAAGTGACCGCTGCCATCCCGGTTGAGACCTATGAGGATGGCAGCTATCTGGTGCCGTGCACCTTGCATTGCGGCTAGATAAAGCGCGCCATTTCTTCCTGCAGGCTGACCGGCGTGCCCCGGTCTCCGATGAAGTAGGCATTGTTTGTTGTCGTCTTCGGCCCGGCCTTGTTGACCTGCGGGTGATCTATCGCGCGCGGGTTCTTCAGTCCGGCCCAGGCCATCATCTTAAGAAATAGCGGCCGCGTGGGGTGCCAGCCAATCAGCGGCTGGCCGTTCATGAATTGCGGCGTCAGGTCTGATCTGTTCTGCAAGACGTCCTGATCCCCTTGGATGCACTGCGTGGACACGGCGAAGTGATCCGCATCGAATCCGGCGATAAAATCCAGGACGAGCTGGGGATAGCGAAAATGGTAGGCCAGGCCGAGGAACAGCAAGACATCGAGCTTGCCGGTTTTTTCTGGGTCGAGGTCAAACAGCGCGTGCGGCTGTATGATCAGCCGATCATGAGGGATCTCAAGCAGGTCGCGCAGCCATTCGATTTTCTGCCGGTAGGGCTCATAGGGTTCTGACGCGATAACGGTTGCGCCGCGCCGGACCAGTTCTACCGAGAGGCCGCCGCAATTGGCCCCGATATCGAGCACGCGCTTGCCTTGCCAAAAGCCCGGCTCAAAGCCTGCATCCAGAACCTTGGCGATGTCCCAGCTGTGCCAGATCCCTGGAGTAAAGGCTTTCGGGCCGAGGTGGCAGCGTTGTTGCCAGGGGCCCAGTTTTATAGCTGCCTCTGCGGCGGTGATGGCCGCGTCATCTGCGAGAGCAAATTGCATGATATGTAGTCCTTCCCGTTTCTACATTAGGTTAAGCGACTCCCGACCGAAAAGGGAAGTCATCGTTTTTAATCTCGTGCCTGATCGTGTGGGACAATGCAGGAAAAATGCCTAAAAAATGGGGCATTAACCATGATAATGCTTTGTTTTTATTGGGGTCGTGTCTGACTTTTAATCAGTAGGTCACAGGTTCGAACCCTGTAGGGCACACCAT